GAACAGGTACATAATAGATCAACTTCACTATCATTTAATTCTTATCAGGTTAAAGCTGCTAAAACCGCAATTTATCCGCATCAAAATGAGTTAATGGGATTATCATATTGTGTATTAAGTTTAGCAAGTGAAACTGGAGAAATAGCTGGAAAATTTCAAAAATTATTAAGAGATGGTCCTGTTGAAATAAATGCTGAATTAAGAAAGGAATTCGCGTTAGAAGCAGGTGATGTTTTATGGAACTTAAGTGCATTTGCAAATGAACTTGGATTGACATTAGATCAAATTGCTCAAATGAATTTAGAAAAATTAAAAGATCGTTTTAAAAGAAATGTTATTAAAGGTTCTGGGGACAAGAGATGAAATCAAAAGTAATTGTTTATCTTGCTTGTCGTATGACTGGACGATCGCAAGCTGCTATGGTGAAAGAAGCTTTAGATGCTAAAACTGTTTTAGAGAAATATGGTATTGAAGTGATTTCGCCAGTTTTAGAAGAAGGTATTACAGCAGAGCATAAAAAATTAGTCGCAATCTCTGATGAAGAATTAGCAGCTGGTTGGAGAAATGATAAGGCATTTGTACGTAAGTGTCATGTACTATTAGATCTTTCTTCTGCTTCAAAACTACGTTCTGAAGGCGCAATCCATGAATTAGCTTATGCTCGTTATGCTCTTTTTAAGCCAGTAGTTCGCTTATTCCCGAATGGTCTTGGACCATCAGTTACAAAGTTAGAGGATAGTGTTATTGTTCAAAGCTTAGATGAAGCTGGTGTTGCTATTCTTACAAAATGGGGAACCAGATGGGATAGGATAATGTGGCGCATACAAGAACGAATTTTTTGGAAGTGGTTAAAGTTGTTACGTCTACAGTTTATCGGATTATTTAGATAATTGAAGGGAGAATGTATGGGTTATCCGTGGGAACCTAAGTATTGTGTATATGACGTTTGTAAATGTGGGCACGCCTTTATGGAACATGAAAAAAATCCTTCAAAATGTTATAATTCCTGTTATTATGATTCAAAAAAAGAACAAGTAATTGTAACTGATAAATGTCAATGTAAGAAATTTATTTTTGCTAGTTCAGAAGATTTGAACAGCTATAAAGACAAGGGAGATAGATAATGCAAGATTTAAAAGCATTCGAAGCTGAAGCAAGAAAATTATTAGAAGAAGCTATTACTTTACTAGTTAATAAACGTCGTGATTATGGTCCTAACGCTTTGAAGGGTGGACAACATGGCATTGCTATCCGTTTGTCTGATAAACAGGCTCGATTAGAGAATTTAATGGGTATAACTGACGGAACATTTAAGCCACGCGAAGCGATTATTGGCGATGAGAAGATTGAAGATACTGTACGGGATATTTTGAATTACGCTATCCTGTTTTTAATGGAAGGAAAGAAATAATGATTCAGCATCTATGTTTTGATGATGTATTGTTGGAGCCAGTATTTTCTAGAGTTAAGAGTCGCCAAGATGTAGATCCATCTATTGAATTTTTAGAATATAAACTTACATTGCCAGTTACAAATTCAAATATGGATACAGTTGCCAGTCCAGAACTTAGTAAAGTGCTTGCAGATTATGGGACGATCAGCTCAATTCACAGATTCTGTTCAATTGAAGAAAACGTGAATTTATTTAATAAATCCACTTTTAATGGTATTAAACCAATTGTTTCTGTAGGTGTTCACGGAAATGAGTTGGCTCGTGCCACAGCGTTGTATAATGCAGGAGCAGAAGTATTTCTATTAGATGTTGCACATGCAGCTAATGTGTCAGTTGTTGATATGTTCAATTGCTTAAAACAGAGTTTTAAATTCGCTAAGTTTATAGTAGGTAACTTTGGTACTGAACGTGAAGTGTCTGATTTTCTACATCGTGCAGATCATAAGCCAGATGCAATTTGTGTAGGAATAGGTGGTGGAAGCATGTGTCTTACACGAGTTGTTACGGGTGTTGGTATTCCGACATTAGCTTCAATCATTGATTGCGCTGATATTTGCGAAAATGAAGGAATACAGATGATGGTCAATGGTGGACTTCGTAATAGTGGTGATATTGTTAAAGCTTTAGCAGCAGGAGCTGATCTTATTATGCTTGGATCAATGTTTGCTGGTACTGATGAAGCTTCAGGTAGTTTATCTCCTGATAAATGCTATAAAGAATATCGAGGATCAGCATCTCTTCCATCGTATGAAGTTCAAGGTAAGGTTGCTTCATGGCGAGCACCAGAAGGTGATTCAACATGGGTTTCATTAAAAGGTCCAGCAGTTAATGTTTTAAATGGGATTAATGGTGGGATCAGAAGCGCTTGTAGTTACTTGGATGCTTATAATATAGATGAATTGCGAGCACATGCAAGATTTATTGAAGTAAGTTCTAATACAGTATTGGAGAATAGAGCACACGGAAAATGAGAAAATATAGTTATTATAATACACATAAAAAACAAAAAATAGATTATGCCATGAAGTATCAAAAATCTCATTATGAAATGTATAAATCTTCAGTAAGTAAATACATAAGATCACCACAAGGGAGATTGAAAGTTTTGATGTTTAAAGCACGTCGAAAGAATTTAAAATGTACTTTAACATTAGATCAATATAAAGCATTGATTAGAAAACCTTGTTTTTATTGTTCTGGATGTCTTCCAAAAGTAGGATGTGGATTAGATCGTGTTGATAATTTAAAAGGATATGTTATTAATAATGTAGTTCCATGTTGTACTAATTGCAATGCTATAAAGAGTGATAAATTGACCCAAGCTGAAATGATTGTAGCTATGAAAGCTATTTTAAAATTGAGGAGAAGTCATGGCAAATAAACCAGTAAGACCTGTTCTGCATAATACAACAGTGAAGGTTAAACGAGAAAATTGGAATAAATTCGTTAAGCTTATGGAGTCATTGATCTTGCATGGAGGAGATAAGTATGGTCTTCCAGGATTCGATGATATGGAAGCAACTGATGTTATAAGTAGAGTGTTTGGTGGCGATGATGGATTTGACTGGATTCTTGGTACAATGACAAAGTACCTATTTAGGTTTAAGAATTTTCATCGTGAAAAGGATCTATTAAAAGTTGCGACTTATTGTTATATCCTTTGGCTTAAACAAGGCAATCATTTAAAAACAGAGCACGACACTGATACAAAGAGGTAAAAGTGATTTCAACAGTTCTTCCTGCATTTAAGTATCTCTTAGAAACACGCAAGCTTACTGAGGAAACTATTAGAGCATTCAATCTTGGATACATATCTAAAGATGGGATCGTTTACATAGGAGCTGAGTTTAATAAAACACTTCCAGTATTTGATAAGCGATTTTACTATTCAACGATGTTTCCTGTCTTTGATATTTATGGAGCTTGTATTGCTTTATCAGTACGACCACTTGGTCCAACACAGACAAAATATATTAATACTGTATATGAGAAGTCAGAGCATTTGTACGGGCTATCAGTAACATGGAGAGAATGTTTACAAGAACAAGCTGTTTATGTCGTTGAAGGAAATATTAGTATGTTGCAAATGTATCAGGCCGGAATTAAAAATTGTGTTGCAATGCTTGGATCTAAATTATCAACTAGACAAGTATGCTTGTTAAGTAGATTTGTTAAGAAAATTGTATTAGTGCCAGATGCAGATAAGGCGGGGTTGAAATTAATTAAAAAGATGCAAGAAAACATACCAACAAAATTATATGACACAGATATTAAATTTACTTATGTTCAGCTTCCTGCTGGGCAAGATCCGGATGACTATTTTAGATTGAATTCAAAACAGGACTTTTTAAGTATTCCTGAAGAGGAGTTAGTATGACAAATAATGACCGCCATGATACAAAAGGTGTACCAGTTTTACACGATGAAATTCGTTGGTACATTATTTCAACACAAGGATTAGGTTCTAGAGCTGTTGTGAAAATTCAAGATTTGCTTACAAGTATTGGATATCAGGGTACTGTTTGGGTCCCTGCTATTAAAGCACCTCCAACTACTACAACTATTAAAAAAGCAAAAACTAATGGAACAACAATTTTTCCTGGATATGTTTTTCTTAAAACTATTATTAATGAAGATACAGGAAACAAGTTAGAACAAGCATTGATTGAAGCAAAACTAGGTAAATTTTTAAAATTACCTCATGATGATGAACATGATTTGCCTACCGCTATATCAGATGAAGAGATAAAGTATATTGAAACATTACAAGAATCAAATGTAGATCCTGTTCCAGAAGAGATTATAGATATTGAACTTGGCAATCTAGTTGAGATTTGTGTTGGACCTCTCATTGGTTTCAAAGGAATTGTTGTTAAGATTTCTGGTCATAGTGCTTC